GTGAGTTCAACAATGCAAGGGTGCCAATTACGCAGCTCACGTCAAACTCAGGCGCTGCAAAGACACAGATGCTATTGGCCAACTACCAGCACTATATGGACATGATTAGGACTGTAACAGGTCTTAATGAGGCTAGAGATGGCTCAATGCCTGACCCGAACTCATTGGTAGGACTACAGAAGCTTGCAGCACTCAACTCAAACACAGCCACAAGGCATATCCTTGAGAGTGGTATATTTATTTACCGTAGCCTTGCTGAGGCTATCACATACCGTGTAGGTGACATATTAGAGTATGCTGACTTTAAAGAGGACTTCGCCACAAGAATAGGCAGGTATAATGTGTCAATTCTCAATGACATTAAGGAACTTTATCTATATGACTTTGGTATATTCATTGAGATCGCTCCGGACGAAGAGCAAAAAGCGCAGCTCGAAGCCAACATCAATATGGCCTTATCGAAAGGTGACATTAACCTTGAGGATGCTATTGATATTAGAGAGCTTAAAAACCTAAAACTTGCCAACCAACTGCTCAAGGTCAAGCGTATAAAGACTGCCGAGAAGATAGAGCAAATGCAAATGCAAAAGCAAGCGATGGTATCGCAGCAGCAAATGCAGTCACAGCAAATGGCAGCACAGATGGCAGTGCAAAAGATACAGTTAGAGGCACAAGCAAAAGCCCAAGTCATACAGACAGAGATGGAGATGGCGATGAAGAAGATGGAAATGGAAGCTGGAATCAAGTCAAGACTAATGGCAGAGGAGTTTCAATACAGTGTAAAGCTGCATGAGATGCAATACGGTACACTTGCTCAGCGTGAGAAAAACAAAGAGGAAGAGAAGAACAAACGTATCAGCATTCAGAACACTCAGCAGTCAAAACTGATAAACCAAAGAAAGAATAACCTACCTCCAGTGAACTTTGAGTCCAACGAAGATAGCTTAGATGGCTTTGATTTAGCAGAATTTAACCCAAGATAATATGAATATAATTCTTTTTTTATATTTTTGCACCAAATAAATCTACTCAAATGGAATTCAAATCAGTAAAATTAGTCGAAACCGGTGAACAGAAAAGTGTTCAGGAAGTAGAACAAGAGCTTTTAGCTAAGCACGAACAGCAATTTCAAGATGCTCCACAGGATAGTTATATTCCTGAGCCGCAGCAAGAGATTGACCTAAGAGAGGAAGACGTTCTTTCATATATCGGGAAAAGATACAACAAGCAGATCAACTCATTCGATGAGCTTATGTCTGAGCGCAAAGGCGCAGAGGATATGCCGGAGGATGTGGCTGCTTATATGAAATACAGAAAAGAAACAGGCAGGGGCTTTGAGGACTTTCTCAAGTTGAATAAGGACTTTGAGTCCGTGCCGGAAGAACAGCTTTTAAAAGAGTATCTGTTATCAACTCAAGAAGGTCTCGACGAAGATGACGTTGACATGATGATGGATGAGTACAGATACGATGAGGACCTTGATGATGAAAGCTATATCAAAAAAGCTAAAGTCGCAAGGAAGAAAGCTGTAAATGAAGCAAAGAAATTCTTTACTACTCAGAAAGAGAAATATAAAATGCCCCTTGAGTCAAGTACGGCTGGTGTTTCTCAGGAAGAGAAGGAGGAAATCGATGCTTATCGTCAGTATATTAGCCAGGCTAAGACATACGAGGAAGAAAACAACCGCAAGCGTCAATGGTTTGAACAAAAGACCAATGAGGTGTTTGGCTCAGGATTCAAAGGTTTTGAGTTCAATGTCAATAACAAGAAGTTAGTTTTCAACCCAGGTGATGCCTCTGAGTTAAAAAGACTCCACTCTAATCCATCCAGTTTTATTGGAAAGTTCCTGGATGACAGTGGAATGATTAAAGACGCAGAAGGTTATCATAAAGCATTATCTGTGGCTATGAACCCTGAGAGGTTTGCCAGGCACTTTTACGAGCAGGGCATGGCTGATGCAGCAGATGACTTTATGCGTAAGACAAAAAACATAAATATGTCAGAGCGTAGAGCCACTGAGGCAACTAAGGGTAATGATGGATTCCAAGTAAAGGAATTAACTCCTGATCATGGGAAAAGTCTAAAAATCAAGAGTGCAAAAAGATTGTAAAACATTAAATTCTTAAAAAAATGCCAAGTGCTTTATTAAACACGCCTACTTATCAGCTGCAACCGGCAGCAGAAAGAATGGCTCTATCAACAAACTATATTACCAACTTCGACTTCTTAAACCAGTATCTTCCTGATACTTACGAGAAAGAATTTGAGCGTTACGGTAATCGTACCATTGCATCGTTCCTTCGCCTTGTAGGTGCTGAGATGCCTTCAAACTCTGACCAAATCAAATGGGCTGAGCAAGGTCGTTTGCACATCAAGTACACGAATGTTGTAGCATCAGCTGTTGCGGCTGGTGTTGGTACATTTACAATTACTGCTGCTCCAGGCTCCGGCATAACATCAACAGCTATTAGAGTAAACCAAACTGTATTCATTCAAGTTAATGCTACAGGTGTTTACAATAAAGCTATTGTTACAGCTATCACAAGCCCCACTGGTGGTCCTTACACTTTTACAGTTGCATTTTATGAAGCAACAGTAGTTATTGCAAATGCAGATGTTTGTACTGTATTCATCTACGGTTCTGAATTCAAGAAAGGAACTACCGGTATGGTTGGCTCTTTGGAATCAGAAGATGAGTTCTTCTCTAACAAACCAATTATCCTAAAGGACAGATATGCTATCAGCGGATCTGACATGGCTCAAATTGGTTGGGTTGAAGTAACAACTGAGAATGGCGCTACTGGCTACCTTTGGTACCTAAAGTCCGAGCATGAGACTCGTCTTCGTTTTGAAGATTATATGGAGACTGCTATGATTGAAGCTGTTCCTGCTGCTGCCGGTTCTGGTGCTGCTACCTTCCTTGCGAATGGTCTTGCTAATGAGGCAGGCTCTCAAGGGGTATTCTATGCTGTTGAGAATCGTGGTAATGTATGGGGTGGTGGTGTACCAACATCTCTTGCTGATTGGGACACAATCGTACAACGTCTTGACAAGCAAGGAGCTATTGAGGAGAACGTAGTATTTTGTAACCGTGACCTTAGCTTCGCCATTGATGGTATGCTTGCAGGTCTTAACGGTGCATCTACTGTAACTGGCGTGCCTTCTTATGGTGCTTCATACGGTCTATTTGACAATGACGTAACTATGGCGTTGAATCTTGGTTTCTCAGGTTTCCGTCGTGGGTATGACTTCTACAAGTCTGACTGGAAATACTTGAATGACCCAACCATGCGTGGTGGTCTTTCAGCTGCTGCTGCAACTGCTACTGGTACAATCACAGGTCTTATGGTTCCTGCCGGTTCTACTTCAGTTTATGACCAAATTATGGGCAAAAACGCTAAGCGTCCGTTCTTGCACGTTCGCTACCGCGCAACTGAAACAGAAGACCGTCGTTACAAAACTTGGATTACAGGTTCTGCCGGTGGTGCGCAAACTAGCGACTTGGATGCAATGGAAGTAAACTTTCTTTCTGAGCGTTGCGTATGTACCCTAGGTGCAAACAACTTTGTACTTTTCAGATACGGTTAATATCTTGTTGCTTTGGAGGGCGTTACTATAGCGCCCTCCTTTTTTAAAATCTAATTAAATTGAATAATATGTCAGAGAAAAAGTATGTCGATAAGATATATCGATTAAAAAATGGGACTCCATTGTCATACACATTGGTATCAAGGAATAATCCAAAATATCCATTGATGTGGTTTGATGAAAATAAGGGCGTAAATAGAGCATTGAGATATGCACCAAATCAAAAGTCGCCTTTTGAGGATGAGCAGGACTCAAATGTAATACTTGAGCCAATTGTATTTGAAGACGGTTTTTTAACCGTTCCAAGAACAAATCCGGTTCTTCAATCATTCTTGCACTACCACCCAATGAATGGAAAGGTATTTGAAGTGGTTGACTATGAGAAAGATGCTAAGGACCAAGTAGAAGAGCTTAACTTAGAGGTTGATGCTTTAATCCAAGCAAGAGGTCTATCTATTGAGCAGCTTGAGATGATGACAAGGGTGCTATTTGGTAAAGACCCTACCACCATTACAACAGCTGAGTTAAAGCGTGATATATTGGTATTTGCCAAAAACTATCCGCATGATTTTCTACAGGCGTTTAATGACCCTGAGCTTAAATACCAAGCTAAAATCAGATCGTTCTTTGAAGATAAATTACTTGCCATTAGGAATAATGGTAGAGAAATATGGTTCAATACGCCAACCAACAAAAAGAAAATGTGTTCAGTGCCATATAACAATGACCCATACGATTTTGCCGGTCAGTTCCTGCAAAGCGATGAGGGCTTAGATTCACTCAAGATGTTAGAAACATTTTCTGAATCGTAAAACAAAAAACATAAAGAGGGTGTAAATATATACCCTCTTTTTTTTATATTTGTAAAAAAATACGGATGATAAACTCAGTAAGGAATACAGTACAGGGTGTCCTGAATAAGAACAACTACGGATACATCTCTCCGCAGGACTTTAATCTCTATGCCAA